CTCCGCGGGGCACCACCTAGCCACGTTTGCGAAGCCTGTTGCGCAGACATATTTTCGCTTTTGGGGCTTTCACCACGCGCAGTGCGGTCTTCTGTTCCAACCCGAAGGCCACCCGCCGGCGTTCGGCCATCACCGTGCGCTTGCGTGTCTCTGCACTCATCTGGTTTATTTTGGATAAAGCTTCCGCCGACAGTCGATCCTTATTTCCTATGCCAGGTTTAAACCGGTAGGCCTTGCCGTACTTCAGCAAATTGGCCTTGCCTGCGTTACCTTGCCCGCGGGTGGCTCGTACGGCGTGCTTAACAGCATTAGCCTGCATCGCACGTACGAACTCCGCGTTCTTCTCCAAACCCATTTCGCGCGCCAGGCGCACTGCTGTACGCAGCGACACCCCGAGGCGACATGCCACCTCTTCGTTCTTCGTATGGGCGAAATGCTCTTCCATCCATACCCGCTCCTCGTCCGTGAGCGTCATCTTTCCCCACTTCCCGCGTATCATGGCACATGCGTTTCGAATAAAACCTCTATTCCGCAGCTGCTGGCCACGTCAAGTTCCAGCTTCGCGCCCTTGCTCAATTCCCATCCGCGCAACATGTAGATCTTACCGCATTGCAGCAACATGCCGATATCCACGCGCATGTGGCGTCGCCAATCTTCACTATCGGGCAGTCCGTTGTCGAAGGGGTTAACTGGAGTAAAACCTTCCTCTCTCAACTTATGGGCAGCAGCTGCGAATGCAGCCTTGCGCTCGTCGATGTCGTGATGCGCTATGGCACCGCTGATGTAAATTCGCTTGTTGTTCATCTTCTTATTATTTTAATTTTGTAAAATCGTTTTGGAAATATCCCTATTCTCACGAACTGGGATATTATTGCTACTTTTGTAGCGTTAAATCAAACATAATTAAATATGAGCGTAAATAATCCTTTCTACGCGTTAATCTCCTCAGAGTACGCCAAAATCAAGTGTCCTGTCTGCGGCAATTCGCCCAGGTTGGAAATCTCGTCTTATAAAGAGTTCAGTGTGAACTTTTGCGGACACCATGAGGTGGAGCCACTCATAGAGGAGGCCGACCAAAGGTGCGTTGCAAAATCAGGAGCAGAAGCCCCCCGAACCGTGCGGCTTGTCCCACCACCTAAAAAATAGCATCATGTCGACGTTTATGTCCAGCTCCTGCTCCGGCAGGTCGGCGATAACCCTTTCCAGGTATGCCTTCAGTTCGGAAGATTTCATTGTCTTGTTCTTTTCCTGATAAAACAGGCCTGTTCTTCTCTTTCCCATAACTCCTTTATTTAATTGTTAATCCCATGTGGCGCGACAAGACTATTCACTCCCCTCTCCCCTTGGAGAGGGGCTGGGGGTGAGGCTTCCGTTCCCATACCTCACCGCTCCCTCTTCCCACACCACGAAGCCTTGCCCGTGATGTTCGTTCTCGCGCCCCATGCAGAGCGCGACGAAGCCCGAAACGCGCACCTTAACGCCAGCAATGTAACGAAGGCTCACCGCATGTATGCCCATCGGCGCACTCTTGTGCTCTTGCGAAATGTAGATGAAGGTTTTCTGGGGAAAGCGGCTGCGCAACTCCATAGCCTCGGCGTATGTCCATTTTGCCACTTGAAAGCTGTCCACGATAACGAAACGCGGACTCTTGTGTTTGGCCAACCGTGCCGTTAGTTTGTCAATGTCGGTGTCTTCCACAATGAGCAGCCGGCTGTTCACCTCTTCCATGTGGAAAAGTTGCAGGCGACGCTGGAATGAAGGCCGTATGCCCTCCTCGCCGCTCACATACAGCACGCGGCCGTATTCGCACAGCTTCTTAGCTAGCTGCATAACGAATGAGCTCTTGCCCTGGGCCGATGCGCCGCTGATGAACCACAGCTCGTTGAGTGCAGGCCGACCGAACACGCGTTGCCACTCACCATCCCAGGGCAGGGTCTTGTATCGTTTCTCACCAACTTCACGCGGTGTGTATGCTCTTGTCCTGGCCATCAGTTTGCTCGTTTAAGTTTCTCTATCTCGGTATACACGCGCCGCAGCCCTCCGCCCGTGCGGCGTACGATGGCGGCGATGTCCGTACCTGTCGGGGCGTTCACCTTGGCCACTATGCGGGCCTGTTCTGCAAGGAAGGCGTCGCGCTCGCGGCCGTCGTCGGGCGTAACCTTCGAGTAGCGGTCGCCGTATCGGCTCAACATCTCGGTGTAGCCCACCTTCTTGCACTCGATGGAGCGGTTTATCTTCTCCTTCAACCCGTCGGCACCCATCATGTACCAGGCGCAGGCGCGTTCGGTGGCGTTCCACAGGGCTTTCAATTCCAAGAAAGCCTCGTATTGCATGTCGCCCGCCTCGTCTAGAATTATGAGCGGCTGCTCGATGGAGCGCAGGTAATACACCAGGTCGTCGTACACGTCGGCATACCGTCCGCGGGCGTTCACGCCGAACTCTGCTGCAATCTTGCGCACCAGCTTAAGCTTGGTCTTCACCTGACTGCAATCGATGTACACGGAGTTGGCGTGGGTCTGTACGTACAGGCGTGCGGTGAACGTCTTGCCGATGTTGGGCATGTCGCACAATATGCCGCTCGTGCCGCTCTGCTGGTAGAATTCCAACTGCGCCATCACGAACTGGTACACAGGCGTGCGTGCCGCCTTCCACTCGATGCTGGCGCGCAGCTCCACGCCCAGTCGGCGCGCTATCGATATCCAGTTGGCGTCGCTCAGCGTCTTGTCGGTCTGGCCGTTCTTCAGTGCGCTGTACACGCTCGTGCTTATTCCCAGGCTGGCGGCGTGCTTGGCGTCGCTCGGGTAATTGGTGCGGTTGGCGGCCACGGCTGCCAATATCCGCTGTTTGGTGTCTTGTGTCATGTTCTAATGCTGTTTTAATGTCGTTCGATTATCGTTAGTTTGTCGTTATGTGGCATCCACGCCGGCCCTGCTCCAGTCTGTTGCCATTATCGGGGGCAACGGCACCTCTTCCTCTGCCTGTGGTGTGGCCACTTCCAGGTCCTCTTCATCTTCTATCGTCAGTTCCACTTTCGTCTTCATCACGCCCACGCGCTGGATGGCGTTGTCGGTTACGTATTTCCTGAACCCGGCCACCTTCTTCTGCTGCTCGATGAATTTCACCACATCTTCTGTCGTCTGTTCGGCCATCACGCGGTTGAAGGTCTCAACCCTTTCCACCTTATCTATATAGCGGTCGCCCTGGTAGAGGTACACGTCCGTAGGCTGTCCCTCTTCATCCGGCAGGTAATAGGCCGTCACCTTGTAGTTGTTCGGTGCGAGACGTTCCAGTGCTGCGGTGTTGCTCAGCCACCAGTCTTCGTGTGCCACGCGTACGGTGGAATTGCGGCGGATGCTGGTTTCCACGGCCTCGCCGATGTACAGGGCGAGCGTGCGTGCGTCGTATGGCAGTAGTGTGGGGTTCACGTTGGCCACCAGCACCTGCCATCGTGTCATGCCGGGGTAGCGTTTCTGGTCAGGGTGCAGCGTGTTGTTCCACTGGGCGCAGTCGGCGCGGTCGTCGGCCACCAGCTCCTCCCATGTGTAATACTTGCGGTCCTCGTAGGTGTGGTTGTCCGCATCGCTTATCTTCTTCTGCTCAACGCGACGTTTACCCTTGTTGTGCCATCGCCCTATGCCCTCGTGGTTCTTGTGCGCGATGGTTGTCTTGAATGCCCCGTTAAGGTTCTCCGCCCCTTTCTCCTGTGAGTTCTGCGGGGCGCAGAAGCGCACGAACTGAAACACCTCGCCAGCGCGGAGGAAACCGTCGCGGTACTTCACCATCAGGTGGTTTTCCACCTCGATGCCGGCCGGTATGCCCCAGCCGTGGCGCGCTATCAGGCGGAACATGTCGCGGAAGCAGTCCACCACCAGTGCCTGGTCCTTGTCGCGCCCGTAGGCCAATCCGATGCGGCATTGGCTCACCGTGTCGTAGGCGTAATAGGCATGCACGTACTTGCCGCCTCTCATGCGGCGTGGCAGGTCCACGTCGTCCATCGTTATCTGCGAGAGCGAGAACTGCCCATTGTGGCGGTGCATGTGGGGCATCTGCTCGTGCATGAAGCTGGTGTGCGTCAGCAGCGCGTGCTCGATGAGCAGCTTGTTCTTGGGCACGTTCAGCACGTTGTTGATGGTGGCCTCGCTCAGTGTCTTCGGCTCGCCGTTCTTCAGCGTAAAGTCGTCGGGGCAGAACAGTTCGCCCGTCTCGGGGTCGTACACCTCCAGTTCGCCACATACGAAGCTCAGGTACATCTCGTGCACATGGCTGTTGTAGGGCTTGTTGGGCAGCACGGCCAACCCCAGTATCAGCCGCTCCGTCTTGTGGTCCACCTTGCGCGCGCTCTGATTTCCGAACTTCCCGCTTATCAGGCACGCGTAGCCCTTCTTCTTGAACTCGGCCACCTTTTTGCGAAAGCGAAGGGTGGATGTGGGCAGCGTGTGGCCGTACTCTTGTTTCAGTACGTCGATGGCCTCGCCCATCATGTCCCAATCGTAGGCCTCGCCCATCACCGTGTGCTGTGCCTTCGCACTGTTGTACAGGGCCACGGCCGCGCTTATCACGCCTGCGTTCACGGTGTACTCCCTCACGTGCCGCCGG